GTTCGCTCATCCGTGAGACAACTGACCTAGAATCACAGAACTATGGATACAAGTTTGGACAAGAGGAAGAGACTTATAACATCGTTGCTGCCCACGGGTACTTCGGTAGGTTAATCTTCCAGTATGCATCGTTCAATAACTCTCGAAGTTTGCACTTCTTCCTAGCAGTCTTCCCTGTTGTATGCGTTTGGTTCACCTCTATGGGTGTCTCAACTATGGCATTCAACCTCAATGGTTTCAACTTCAACCAGAGTATCTTAGATGCTAATGGTAAGGTTGTACCTACTTGGGCAGACGTACTGAACCGTGCCAACCTTGGTATGGAAGTTATGCACGAGCGTAACGCACACAACTTCCCATTAGACTTGGCATCTGCTGAGACTACTGAAGTTGCACTTGTTGCTCCTGCAATAGGATAATGGAACTCATTGCTATCCTCGCTGCCATAGGCGGTGCTGCATACGGTGCGTATCGGATGACGCCAAAACAATAACTGTCACAAGCACCCTTCACAGGGTGCTTTTTTATTTTATACTTATTTGATGCTAATATTGAATAAATATTATTGAGAATAATTCTTAACAATGAAACTATCTAAACCCCTTATACATATGAGGTTGGATCAATGCCAGTTCTTCTGGTGGGATCCTAGGATAGATCCAAGAGAACCTGAATACAACCCCCTCTTTGCAGGGGGTTTTTTATTGGGGAAATGAAACTATCTAAATCCCTAACTACATTAGGGATTTTTTAATGCATGGAAATAGACGAGCAAGTATCATTAGGACATCTTCTATTACAGGATAGGAAGTGTAAGAAGTGTGGAGAAGTAAAGAACCTTATTGATGGTTTTTATCGTACTAGGAAGGACAGAGGGACTCTTCCGTCGTCTTATTCATATGAGTGTAAGGTATGTACCATAAAGAGAATTGTTTCGAATCGAAAGAAACCAGAACTTACGAACTGGACATACCCAGATTGGTAGTGTTATACTTGACTGAGTTGAATTAATTTCATGATTCTAAATCTACTTACTATTGTCGTAGTTGTTTCTGTACTATGGTTTGTATTGGTTTTTCTTGCAGACCCAAACAGATAAATTGTATACATAAAAACTGAACACTCATTATTATTAATGAAAGATCAGAACTCAATCCCCGATGGCGAAACTCCGAAGGAGAAATACAATAGGGGACTGGATATCTTTTGGGAGTCAGTTGTTAAACCTGACAACCAACTCAGAGCATGTGCTCATAACCAAAAATGCTATAACGAACTAATGGAAGTTCGTGAATCAGTTTTAGAACATCTTAAAACCCTACGCAAATAAAAATGTCACAAGAGTTTGTAGTCTATTCTAAAGATGGATGCCCTTACTGCGATAAGGTGGTACAATTATTACAGTTTGCAGAATTAAAACATGTAGTGTATAAACTGGGACAGAACTTCACTAAAGAAGCATTCTATGATGAATATGGTACTGGTGCTACGTTTCCTCAGGTAACTTATAATGATAAGCGTATTGGTGGGTGTTCAGACACTATTAAATTTTTGAGAGAACAAAAACATTTAGAGGTCGAGTAATTGGACATTTACGTTGCTGTCGATAAAGCAATAGATGAGGTAATGACACGTGAGAGGTATGTTTTAAATCTTTATCAATTCGCTACAAGTTTAAGATTAAAACATGATGACATGTCAGAATTTCTTCATAGCAGTGTGGCTGTTGAACTTAAGAATCTTGTGCTAGAATTGGATGAGTATCTTAAGGGAGGCCGTGACAGTGAGCATCAACAATTACGTGAGGCATATGGACACATTCCTAAACCTAGAGCACGTAAGATTAGAAACTATCTTTATGGTATAATACAGGATGCCTATCGTTATGAGCGAGACAGAAAACCAGGAAGAAAAAAAACCTAAATTAGAAATAAATAAAGGCGTGGAGTTAATGCTCCGCAACAAGAAAAAGATAGTAAGGAGGGAACCAAAGTCATTCCAGTTTAAGTTTGGACAGATGGTTTCTTTCTTTAAGAGAGAGATTCACATCTACCTTGAATTTTCATTAGACATTAGAAAAGGAGTAGATAGATGAATGAGACTCTCATAGTTGCCTTGACTTTTACTGCCTTAGGTAGTATACTTTCTTTATTAATTGGATTTGGTGCAGGATGGTTAGCAAAAGAGCATGTCTATAAGACTACTCCTTGGCATCCAGATACACTACATCCAGAAATGTTTGACGAACATGGGAATGTAGTTCCCGATGAAATTTTAGCCCTACGATTTGAAAATGCCGACGACATCAGCAGCGATTAACCAAGATGATTCCAGTGATGGAGTCACTTTAGCGAGTGGACCTAAGAAGAGAGGTAGACCTGCAAAGGCAAAGACAAAGGTCAAAGCTAAGAAACCTCTTCCAAAGGTTAAACTTCCTCCCAACCCATTCCAGACTGAGATTCTTGACTTGGTTTCTAAACAAAAAACAAAGGTAAAGAAGATAGATGTGTTACAAGAATATCGTAATGATGCTTTAGTATCTCTTCTTATTTGGAACTTTGATGATACTTGTTTCTCTGCTTTGCCAGAAGGAGCAGTACCATACAAACCTAATGATGCTCCTGCAGGTACTGAGCACACCTCTTTAAGGCAGGAAGTACGTCACTTTTATAACTTTATACAAGGAGGTAATCCATCACTCTCTAAGACTCGTAGAGAGAACATTTTTATACAGATACTAGAGACACTTCATCCAGATGAAGCACAACTTCTTGTTACTGTTAAAGATAAATGTCTTGAGGATTTCTATAATATTACTCAAGAAGTAGTGTCAGAAGCCTATCCTGATATCACTTGGGGAGGTCGTGGTGGACAAAAATATGAGGGATAAAATGATTTCAACTTTATTTGAAAACTGCAATCTCAAAGAAGATAACAACACAAAACTTCCATACACTGCATATGTTGTTGAGTATAAGGTAGACGAAGAGATTCGTTATGATATTGCTATGGGAGAAAAGACTGTTGATATCTTTGATGTTTATTATGATAAGTATGGAAAGGATGGTTTCATTGGTATGAAACAATCTGAGGGAAGGGTTCCACCTAACCGTTGGAATGTTGAACCTCCTAAGTCAGAGAAGAAGAGGAAGCGTAGAAGGAGGGAGGAGTCTGATGCCGAATAAATTTGAGGATAAGTATAATAAGAAGACTGGGAAGTATTCAAAGAAGGTACTTCCTGGTTTTAAAAATGTTCAAGTAGAACAGGATGGTAAGGCAAGAGTTGTCATCGATGATGATGAGATGGCAAAGTTGATGAAGAAATATAAAAAACTTAAGAAGTATCAGAAGTCTAACTTATATCAGGCTGCTAAACTAGGTGGAATTGACAACGAATTAGACCGTCTATTGAGGGAGTATGGTGATGAGCGATCCGAATCTGATCAGCAAGATTGATACCCAAGGGATGAGTGGTCCTTCTTTGTCTCCTGAGGAGGCAGCGAAGATAGGTCCAGTAGAACATAAACCTGCTATGGTTACACCTCGTAGGTTGTTTACTCCTATGATGGTGAACGAGTTAAAGATTCTCATCAATGAAGTATTAGATGAGAGAGAAGGTAAACAAGGTGTGTCATATTTTGACACGGAGAACTTTAAGCACTATGTTGGAGAAGAAGAACCACCTTATCATCCATGGAAATGAGAACACAACGTAAAGAAAATTACTACTATGTTTTTTGGACAGTAGCAATGATTGCTTTTATAGTTCCGCAGGTCTTTACTGCATATGCATACATGAATATTAAAACTCTTCTTGAAAAACCTTTTAAGGTAGAAGTTGTAGAAAAAGTGAGGGTAAGTTTATAATGAGACTTGGTATTATGTGCTCCGGTAACGGTAGCAACTTTGAGAACATAGTCCACTCTTGTCCAGATCATGATGTAGTAATCATGGTATATAATAAGAAGAAAGCAAAGGCAAAGAAGAGAGCAGATAGATTAGATATTAATTCTTGCTATAGTAAGGATGAGGATGAAATCATTGCACTCTTTGAAGCGTATCAGGTTGACTTAGTTGTAATGGCAGGATGGATGAGGATAGTTTCTAAGAAGTTCTGTGATGCATTTTCAGGAAGACTTATTAATCTTCATCCATCATTATTACCTAAGTATAAAGGATTGAATGCTGTAGAACAAGCATTGAAGAGTGGTGATGATCAAACTGGATGTTCTGTTCACTGGGTAACAGAACAATTGGACTCCGGTACCGTGATAAAACAACAGACAGTACCTATTCTGCCAGGGGACACTGTAGAGACGTTGCAGCGAGCAATACAGCAGGCAGAACATTACCTTTTACCCCTTGTGATTAATGCTCTCTAAAGATATTAGGTTGCGCGTAACAGATATTGCTTGTAGAGTCAAATCAGGTAATAAGGTTACCCTAGCAGAAAGAATTTGGATGAATAAACTTATCGAGCACAATAATCATGCTCGTGGTATTGTAGAAAGGATTATGTGTCCTTATAAGATTGAGGATATGTAAATAATTGTATCAATTGATACAGTACTGGTTGCCTATATAGAATATATGTGTTAATATTAACACATCGTTCAACCCATTCGGGTCGCAAGTAAGTCGCGGAACGGATTTCGTTCATCCCATGATTCCTTTTTTGTTTGCTGCTACTCTAACTTGTTCTGATGCTAAGGACATTATCCAAAAGATAAAACCTTCGCAGTATGATGAGGAGGCACGTGCTGAACTAGTTCAGATCGTACAGAGCGAGACTGAAGGATGTGATTGGGACGCAAACGACTAAAGGAACGGGCCTTAAAATCCAATTACTTTAGGAGTAAACACAATGGCACAAGTCACCTATCGTGGTGTCAAGTACGACACCAATGACAGCAAGTCCTGTCAGAAGCAAGTCTCTGAACTAACCTACAGAGGCATTAAGCATACAGAAGAGAAAACTGTATGTGCAAGGTAAGTGATTGACTTACAGATACGTAATTAGGAGGGGTTGATTCCCCTCCTTTTTCATGCTATGATTAGTCAGTGATAAATACTCTATGGACAGAGAGAGACTAAAACTAATAGTCAGGAATATGAAATCTCTAGTGGAGGCACTAGAGGTAGAGGTGTACTCTGACGTAGATGCTTATCGCAACTCAGATGCATTCTCCGCACCACCTAAAGACTATGATGAAGCATGGGATGACGACGATGGATACCCCGATTAGGGAACAGACATTAGGCATTCTACTTAAAAATTTTGGAAGAACTCATTCGCCTAGAGCCATCTATGAATGTGCGGAAGATTGGTGTGAAAAACAGGTAACTACTTCTGGTTTAGTCTCGTATTTTAAAGCGTATTACGGGAACAGACTTATTGATGAAGGACAAGAAAGCAGCAAAACTTATAATAAAGAGGGCAAAAAAACATCCTGAATGGTATACAGATCAGGAGATAAAGTATGCTAAAATAGTTAAAAAACGACTCAAACTTGAAAAGAAACAGCATGAACGTGAAGTTGGTAAGCTCGACTCCGGAAGCAGAGAAACTGATGGGGTACGTAGCGAGAGTGAGCAATCCCAAGAACCAAGACAATCCAAAGGTAAGTGGTTTGTTAGGTTACTGCATAAAGCACGGGCATTGGTCCGTATTTGAGCAGGCACATATGACTCTGGAGATTGAAACTACCAGAGGATTAGCAGCACAGATATTAAGACATCGTTCATTCACTTACCAGGAATTTTCACAGAGGTATGCAGATAGCACTCAATTGGGAATCATTCCTATACCTGCTTTGCGTCGTCAGGATACTAAGAATAGACAAAACAGTACTGATGATTTAGAGGCTCCTTTAAGGACTAAGTATTATGTCAAGATGATGAGTCATTTTGAGGAAGCAACAAAGATATATGAAGAAATGCTAGCAGATGGTATTGCAAAAGAGTGCGCCCGTTTCGTACTCCCACTTGCTACACCCACAAGACTTTATATGACAGGTTCATGTCGTTCTTGGATACATTATATTCAACTTCGTTCTGGGCATGGAACCCAGAAAGAACATATGGATATTGCCAATGAATGCAAGAGAATCTTCTCAGAACAGTTCCCAGTAGTGGCAGAAGCACTTGCTTGGGTCTAAATAAAACTACACATTATCTTATCATGCCAACTTATCCTGTAAAACACAAAGAGACTGGAGAGAAAAAAGAACTTTCTATGTCTATGATTGCATATGACCAATGGAGAAAAGAAAATCCCGATTGGGATAAAGACTGGGCAGCAGGTGTTGCTGGAGTCGGTGAGGTTGGTGAAATGCATATGAAAGGAGAAGCAAATTCTAGTGGATGGAATGAGATACTAGATAGAGCTTCCAGACAACCTGGTGCTACTGTTCGTAAAAACCGAGACTATAGTTAAGTATGCCACGTAAGAAAAAGACTGACGATCCAATTGGAGTAGGACTGACGGCAAAACAAATGAGACGGAAGAAACCTATCAATTCAGATCTCCTTGTAGACATAGATCCTCTTACTGATAATCAGGAGAAGTTTTACAAAGCTTATGATGAAGGTAAACATTTGCTTGCCTTTGGATGTGCCGGTACAGGTAAAACATTCATTGCATTATACAAAGCACTTAAAGAAGTACTTGATTTAGAAACACCATACGAAAAGATTTATATCGTTCGTTCTCTTGTTTCTACACGTGAGATTGGTTTTCTTCCAGGAGACCATGAGGATAAGTCTTATCTTTTTCAGGTACCATACAAGAAGATGGTGAAGTACATGTTCGAGATGCCAACGGACACTGACTTTGAATTATTGTATGGTAAGTTAAAGGAACAGGAAACTATTTCTTTCTGGAGCACTTCATTCATACGTGGTACTACCCTTGACAATGCAATTGTTATAGTTGATGAATGTCAGAACTTGAATTTTCATGAGTTAGATAGTATAATAACAAGAGTAGGAGATAATTCAAAGATTATCTTCTGTGGTGACGGAGTTCAAACTGATCTTCGCAACACCTCCGAACGTGCTGGACTTGGTGACTTTATGAAAGTGATTTCTATGATGGAATCATTTGAGTCAATCGAGTTTACTATTGATGACATCGTTCGTTCTGGATTGGTTAAGGAATACATCCTTGCCAAGCATTCATTAGGCATGCTATGACATTTATTCATCATAATTTCCTCGGTGACATTGAACTTGAAAAACGTGAGACGCCAGGTTGTAGACTCTATCAATGCCCAAATGGCGATTGGGTTCCTTCAATCACTAGCGTTACTAGTTTCTATAATCGACAAATTTTCCTTGACTGGAGGAAGAAGATTGGAGATGAGGAAGCGAACCGCATTACCAAAAAGGCAACGACACGTGGTACTGATTTTCACGAAGCGGCGCAAGCCTACCTAGAGAATAAAGAACTGGATTGGAATAACTTCCTTCCTGCTACTCAATTTATGTTTCATCATGTTAAACCTTATCTCAACCAGATTCAGAATGTTCATGCAATCGAAAGGACTCTCTACTCAGAGTATCTTGGCCTTGCTGGTCGTGTTGATTGCATTGCTGAGTATGAGGGAGAACTTGCAGTAATAGACTTCAAGACTTCTGAGAAAATCAAACCAGAGAAGTGGTTAGAGAACTACTTTGTACAGGAAACTGCATACGCATGTATGTACTATGAATTGACTGGTATCCCTGTTAAAAAACTTATAACATTAATGGTAACTCCAGGTGGAGACGTAAAGGTATTTGACAAAAGGAACAAAGACGAGTATATTAAGTTATTAGTAAGGTATATAAAGAAATTTGTCTCCTCTAATCTCAAATCTAATGGTAATGGATAAAGAACTAAACGAAGTGTTGGAGAAGAAGTTTCTTTGTCCATCCAAATTTGCACAGGATATAGAAAAGATTGTGCATGAGAATAATGAACTAAATTATATTGAAGCAATCATTGTGTATTGTGAAGAAAATAGTATTGAACTTGAATCTGTACCTAAATTATTATCAAAGCCCCTTAAGGAGAAATTAAAGTACAACGCACAGGAATTAAACTTTTTAAAGAGAACCTCAAGAGCAAAGTTACCACTATGAACCCTGACGAAAATCCTTTCTGGGGTGAACCAACTCCAACAGATTTGTGGGATGACATGAAGAAACTTGATGCATTATATGAAGAACTTGATTGGGACCATAGAGATTACTTACAGATTGCAATAGAAGGAAACCACATTACAATTAGAAACAAATCCAGAGAAGGCAGGTGATGCCATTCAATTGTTATACGACTTATCTGGCTATGAAGCAACACTTCACCAAGGATAAGTATGATTACCACAAGTACTGTGGTCGTTCTCGTGCTACCTTAAGTGCATTTCATAAGCGTAAGGATAGGTACTTCTTTGAGAAGATGTCTCGCCAACGTCCAGATAAAGAGATAGAGGATTACTTCCTAGCAAACTTTGTAACGTGTAAAGATCCAGAGACATTATGGATAGGAGAGATAATACAGGAAGGAGATAAGAACTATACACAGTGGCAGAAGAAGGTACAGTCATTGTCTTATGTTTTTAAGGAAGATGTAGATAAACTCTTTGATAGGAAGGTTGATGAGGTGTTTGATTGTAGTAAGGGACATCCTCATATATTAAGAAGTTACTTGGGTGGATACACTACCTTGGAAACTTTGGTAATATGTGATAGAATATTTGGGTACGTTAAAAACTTTGATAAGAAGTTGCAGGATCCAGTGTGGCAAACCGTCAGCAGACGGATAAAAAAGTACACACCCTTCCTAAATATTAATGTACCACGTTATAAAAAAGTTCTTAAGGAAATTGTACTATGAGTTTCTTTGATTCAGAAGTTGTTCGTAAGGAGATGACAGACATCCAAGAACTCCAAGAGGAGATTTATGGAAGCGTCTTTAATTTCCCTCAAATGGACGCAGAAGAACAAGCAGACCATATTGAAGCACTTTTAGAACTTCTTGATAAGCAGAGGGTTCTCTATACTCGTATGAGTTTATCAGATGATCCTCAAGCAAAACAGATGAAGGAGAACATTCAACAGTCTGCTGTGATGATGGGCATGCCCAAAGATGTTGATATGGCAACCGTCTTCAAAAATATGGAGAAGATGATTGACGTTATGCGACAGCAGGTTGACAATCGTTCTCGTTGATATTATAATTAACAGGTACACACAAGCCAAATCTAAACAAACAGGCCAAATCTATGTCCTTTTCAAGTCTAAAGAAACAGTCTTCTCTTGGTTCGCTCACTTCCAAATTAGTTAAGGAGATTGAGAAGACAAGTACCACCAGAGGTGGTGCTGATGAGCGTCTCTGGAAACCAGAGCTGGATAAAACCGGTAATGGTTACGCAGTAGTCCGGTTCCTTCCTGCACCTGACGGTGAGGATTTACCTTGGGCAAAAGTATATTCACATGCTTTCCAAGGTCCTGGAGGATGGTACATCGAGAACTCTCTTACCACGATTGGTGGCAAGGACCCAGTGTCTGAGTACAATCGTGAGTTGTGGAATAGTGGTAACGATTCTGACAAGGATGTTGTACGTAGACAGAAGCGTAAGCTTTCTTACTACAGTAACATCTATGTCGTAAAGGATCCAGTTAATCCCCACAATGAAGGAGGAGTCTTCCTGTTCAAGTTCGGGAAGAAGATTTTCGATAAGTTAACCGCCGCAATGCAACCGGAGTTTGAAGATGAAACACCCATTAATCCCTTTGATTTCTGGCAAGGAGCAAACTTCAAGCTTAAGATACGCAAGGTGGATGGTTACTGGAATTATGACAAGTCAGAGTTTGATGCTCCTGCACCTCTGCTTGATGATGACGACGCTCTCGAAGCAGTCTGGAAAAAAGAATACTCATTGGCAGACTTTACTGCCCAATCTAACTTCAAAAGTTATGACGACCTAGAAAGGCGTCTTAAGTCCGTGCTTGGACAGAAAAAAGCACAAGCTCCTAGGTTCGATGAAGAACTAGAGGACGAGAGTGAAGGCCGTGGTGCCGCAGTAAAACAAGTTGCAGAAGCAACTACAGTTGATGCTGATGAAGATGATGCTCTTAGTTACTTTCAGAAACTTGCTGAGAGTTAACCTAGATTAGGATTACTTCCTCTCTTTAATTTTGTATTAATATATTCCGTTGAACGTTCATAGTTGAGTACGGATTCGAATTCATCTAAAATCATCGGAAGATACTTAGACTGCAAGATGTTGATATTTCTTTTATCATCTTGCAGTCTTTCTTCATATTTAAGATAAGTTATACCGTTAACGGGACTTACTTCAATATATCTATTGGTACCACTATCCAAGAATGATGTTTTGAAAGTGGAGTCCACAATCATACCTTTTGGCACAAAAATTTTACCCTTTGAATCTTTTATTTCTTCCGTCTCGTAATGTTTTATTTCATAATATGCTGTTTCTGAACCATACTTGTCTATAAGATAGTTGTGAAAATCATTTTGTGTTAGAGGCCATTCGTCTCTTACATGCACAATATTATTTGCAGCAAGAACTACCCAGTCTAAATCTGAGTCACCATATACATTAAATGCAACTTCATCTGGACGTTGATCACCTATAATTTTATATTTGGTGAATGCCATGAAGTCAGTAAAGATATCTTCACGTATGATTGCACGGCGGAAAAGATTCTTGACAGTAAGATAGTCACTATTAGATTTTCTCTCATTAATACGAGAGATGTATTCAAAGTTGGGTAGGGTGCGGAAATAATTTGACATGTTAGAATCCTACGGTACTTGCTTCGTCATAATCTGATTCGTAAATTGGTTCGAGTTCCATTAGACTTATTCCAATTTCATATGCAGTCATAGAACTATCAGGTAATGTCATATAAGTTCCATCTGGTACATAGTTAACAGTAAATCCAGTACATGCTGCTTTCTTTAATTTACCTATGAATGGATGTTCTGCACCTTTATCATTAAAAAACTGAACATGGAAAACATTTGGTGAGACTAAGAACGTACCACCACCAGTTGATTCTTGAACTGCCATTCCCTGCTTAAAGAATCTGATTATCTCTTGGCATTCTGTTGATTCCTCCTTATTACGAGGTGTCATTCTAAATGAGTAGTTGAATGAACGAATTTGTGGACCACCAAATAGTAGTTCTGAATTAGGATTGATTATTGCTCCTGAACCACGAGCAAGTAGTTGATTCACACTAGCACCACCTAATCCTGGTAGGTTACTCATTGCCCATACTTTTGCCAAATTGGCAAGTCCAGGAGTATTCTTCGCTTCATCAATCAGTTCTTTTAGTGCTTCACCTGATTTATCTGCTATGTTATTACTACTCATTAATTCCATTGCTTTAGTTCCACCTGCCATTTGCAGGTTGTTCATGTCATGATTAGCCCAGGATACTTGGTTACCATCTGATAGTCCTGGTGGAATAGGAAGGATAACATTCCCCATTGATTGTGACATTCTCTCACTAGGACGTCCTGCCTTTCCTGTTTTGAATTGACCAGGAACGTATTTGTATTGAGTAATCTTACAATAATCCTGTCCATCTAGTCGTTGTTTTGGATATCTTCGGCTACCAAAATTCCTTGATGCAGCTGATGTTGGAATGCCAAATTTGTCTACTGTCGGAAGGCCTTTATCGTTTCCATCAGCACCACCAGCGTCTCCTTCATCTTGTTTATCTATTCCAGTTGCATTAGTTCCCCAGTCTTCTTTTGTTTGATTATCTGCGTTACTCTCATTTATCTTCTTCCCCATTTCTGCTCTGACTTTACCACCTTCACCACTATAATCACCTATCCACGTTTCTCCACTACTATCTCTGAATAATCCATCACTACCTTGAGTATAGGTAGTGACAGTACTTTGTCCCATGCCCTTACTACCTACCTTAGGAACTGTATTTGTTACAGTTAATGTTACAGGCGCATTAGGATTCTCAGGATCAAAGACTACTTTACCTCTAGTGGTCCTTCCTAACTTCTCTTTAAGTAGTAAACTGCTTGTAGTTTCTGCCACTATAATATCTTTTTAGTTATTTAGAACAAATTTTTGATAAGGAATAGTTCTTAATTCATCTATTTCATCTGGAGTTACCAGATATAATTGTCCTACTACCCCACTGAAGTTGTAGTTTCTCATTCTATTCCAATGATAACTGAATCCTTTGAATCCAAATTGATGGTACTCTGTAGCAGCAATCAAAGGATGGACATCATATGTTTCGTTAGGAGTAATTGCTTGATAGACAAATGTATAATAGTTTCCTAGGTCAGGTATAGGTGTTACAGTATCACTTAGACGATCCATAATTTCTAGCATCATATCATCAGGTTCCTCTGTTCCTATTAGAGTTTCTAATAGTCCAGCTACTCTATTGGTATATGGTTTGATTAAACTATTAGTCATAGACCTAGTTCTTTTTCAGTGACTACCTTAAAGGTGAGTTGTCTATCTTCACAGAAAGACTTTGCTGCTTTCCACTTCGCTTGGTTCTTAGCATACTCTGCTACTTCACGGATGAAGGTTCTTTTTTGTTTCCTTCCTTTTACAGGAGGAGAGCATTGTCTTTTTGGTTTAACTTCAAT